CAACACCAACTAAGGTTGAAATTGTCGTATAAGTAGTAACAGGAGGGGAGTTCTGCTCCCCTCCTTTTCCTGTAAATAAAGGACCGAATAATGGCAGAAGGCATTAAACTTTTTGGTTTTGAGATAAAGCGAGCAAAGAAAGACGAAGAGGCAGTAACTCCTATTCCTGCTGCTTCAGTAGTTGCTCCTACTGATGATGATGGTGCAAGTTATGTGACTTCTCCTTCGTACCACTTTGGTACACATATGGACATTTATGCTGATCTTCAAGTAAAAGATCAAGCAGACTTGATTCGTAAGTACCGCACCGCTGCTACTCATGCCGAAGTAGACATGGCGATTGAAGAAATCGTCAACGAAGCAATAGTACAACCACAAGATGATGATAACATCGTAGAATTGAACCTTGATGCTGTGGAACTATCAAAGGGCATTAAGAATAAGGTTCATGAAGAATTCCAAAATGTTTTGAATATGCTCACGTTTAACGAGCGTGCTCATGACATATTTAAATCTTGGTACGTCGATGGTCGACTGTATCACCACTTGGTTGTTGATAAGAACAACCTGAAGCAAGGTATTCAGGAAATTCGTTATGTCGACTCAACCAAAATTCGCAAAGTAAAAAATGTAAAAAAGAAAACTGACCCAGCAACTGGTGTTTCTCTAGTTGACAAGGTTGAAGAGTTTTACATCTACTCAGAAAAATCAGTTTCTGATAAAAAAGGAACGACTTCTCATAACATAGACCCAAAGAACAGTGCTGTACGTTTGAGTAACGACTCTGTTGTTTATGTTACTTCTGGTCTGTTAGACGAAACCAAAGCAAAGGTTGTTTCCCATCTACACAAGGCACTGCGTCCAATCAACCAGTTGCGTATGATGGAAGACTCCCTGATCATCTATCGTCTGGCGCGTGCACCAGAGCGTCGTATATTTTACGTTGACACTGGTAACTTGCCAAAGGGTAAGGCAGAAGAGTATCTAAACTCTTTGATGACTCGTTACAGAAACAAACTGGTATACGACCAAGCAACTGGCGAACTGAAGGACTCTCGTAAGCATATGTCTATGCTTGACGACTTCTGGTTGCCTCGTCGTGAAGGTGGTCGTGGTACTGAAGTGACCACACTTCCAGGTGGACAGAACCTCGGTGAGATCGATGACGTTCGCTACTTCCAGCGCAAGGTCTATCAGGCACTCAACGTACCAGTATCTCGTCTTGAGCAGGAGCAAGCATACTCCCTCGGTCGTGCTACTGAAATCAATCGTGAAGAAATTAAGTTTCAGAAATTTGTTACTCGTTTGCGTTCGCGGTTTTCAAAACTATTTACTCAAATTCTTCGACAACAGTTGGTGTTGAAAGGTGTTATTACTGACAGCGACTGGGTTGAATTGTTCCATAATAGAATTAGAGTAGACTTTTACAAAGACAATCACTATACCGAACTAAAAGATGCAGAGGTTATGGCGCAGCGTTTGCAAACTATGGACCAAGCATCACAATATGTTGGTGAATACCTATCTAAAGATTGGGTAATGAAAAATATCTTCCGCTTTACTGAAGAAGAGTCGGAAGAGATGCTAAATCAAATAAGTCAAGAAATCGCTTCTGGTGAAGTCGACTCTGGCGAAGATGAAGAACAATCCTCATAATTAAATGGAGAATGAAATGAGCGAAGTACTGGAAAACGAAAACGAAGTCGAAGAGGTAGAAACTCCACAGATTTCCTCTGAAGACTTGTTAGATGCTATCTCAGCAGAAAAGGCACTGGATGCATCTAAGATCTTCAGCGACCTGATGGCAACCCGAGTGCAAGACGCACTTGATGCCGAGAAGATCAGACTTGCAGGACAAATCTTCAACGGCGAAGAAGAACAAGAGATTTCCGACGAAGAAATCGAAGACGCTGTTGCTGAAATAGAATCTGAAGAATCTCCTGAAGTTGAAGAACCAGTCGCCGAAGTAGAAGTTGAAGAACCAGTCACCGATATTGGTGCTGAAGAAGAACACCAAGAACCAGAAGACGATCTTGGTCTGTACTCTGACGAACAGGCAGAGGCAGATGTAGAAGAAATTCTTTCTCAAGAAGATGAAAATAATTCAGAAATAGAAGTAACCGAAGAGTAATATTGGTATAAATATACTCTATGAAAACTTTTTCTGAAGTAAGAAATAGTAAAATTAAAGGCGATCTTGTGTACAACAAGAAGCATAAGCGTATTGCCACCCAAGTTTATAAGACTAGGAAAGGGTATTCTGCTTATGTCGACGGAGATTTGCTAGACAACTTCAGATCTGAAAAAGATGCTGTCAAATCTATAGAAACTGCTATCAAGGAACTGACATGAAACTTATTGCTGAATACAACGAGAATTCTTTGCAATGCCTCGTTGAAGAGAAAAAAGACGGTGGTAAGAAGTATGTCATTGAAGGTGTTTTTGCTCAGGCAGAAACCAAGAACCGTAATGGTCGGATTTATCCAAAGGCAATTATGGAAAGGGCAGTTGAGAAGTATGTTGATGAACAAGTATCTAAAAGTCGAGCAGTTGGTGAATTGAATCACCCTGACGGTCCAACCGTAAACCTCGACAAAGTTTCTCACCTCATCACTGATCTTCGTTTCGAAGGCAATGATGTGGTAGGAAAGGCATCAATACTAGACACTCCTATGGGTAAAATCGTTCAAGGTTTGCTTGAGGGCGGTGTCAATCTTGGTGTCTCAACTCGTGGAATGGGTAGTCTTGAGCAGCGTGATAATGCCACGTATGTCAAAGACGACTTTGTTCTCAGCACGGTTGACATCGTGCAAGATCCATCAGCACCGAATGCTTTCGTAAATGGTATCATGGAAGGTGTAGACTGGATTTGGAACAATGGCGTACTTGTCGCTCAAGAAATATGTGAAGATAAAGAGACTGAAATCGTTACTCCTTCTGCACCTGTATATTCGTATGCAGAGCAGACTCGTGAGTTCAAAAATTTCCTCTCATCTATAAAAGAAAACTTTTGACAAGGAGTCCATTATGGATTTAGAGCAAAATGTAGAACTCCGCGATGAGACGGAAATTGCGGAAGGGAAGCACGATATGAAAAATGCTGAGGCACAGTCAGTAGCATCTGTCGATAAGGCATCTGATGCGACAGGTCAGTCACCACACCCGACTGAACCTGGTGCGACTGCAAAGCATAACACCAAAAAAGACCCAATGCCAAAGACTAAGGCAGGTATGATCAACGCCATGTATGGAAAACTGAATGCTATGAGGAAGGGTGACCTTCAAGTAGCATACGGTAATATGATGGGCGAGGAAGTCGAGATCGAAGAGGAAGATATGGTTGCTGAGGCAGACGTTTCTTCATACTCAGAAGATCTAGACGCGTTGGTCGAGTCTGAAGCAACTCTTTCTGAAGAGTTCAAGCAAAAAACTGCTATCATCTTTGAAGCAGCATTGAAGTCGAAGCTCGCTGAAGAAGTCGAGCGAATTGAGTCATCCTACGAAGAAAAACTTGCTGAAGAAACTGCTGCGCAGAAGAGCGAGTTGGTCGAGAAGGTTGATTCCTACCTAAACTACGTGGTTGAGCAGTGGATGGAAGACAACAAAGTCGCTGTCCAGAATGGTCTGCGTGCTGAGATTGCTGAGAACTTCATGGAGAACCTCAAGGTTCTTTTTGCAGAATCTTACATCGAAGTACCAGATTCTAAGGTTGACCTCGTTGACGATCTAGCAGATCAAGTTGAGGAACTCGAAGAGGCACTTAACAAGACTACTGCTGACGCAATTGCTCTGAGCGAGCAGGTTGAAGTAATGAAGCGCGAGGCGATTGTCTCCGAAGCAGTTGCTGATCTTGCTGAAACTCAAGCAGAAAAGTTTAAGAAACTCGTTGAAGGTGTTGACTTCGAAGATGCGGAAACGTTTGCATCTAAAGTTGCCACTGTCAAGGAATCTTTCTTTGCTAAGCAAAGCAACGTTGTCGAAGAAGAAGTGATTGCTGAAGAGACTGCTCCAGAAGCAGACGCTGAAGTTGCACCTTCTATGGAACGATATCTTAATGCTATTCGCAAAACTACTCTTAAATAATCCATTACTCTAGGAGAATAACAATGGAACTTAACTACGAATCTCTGGTTGCCAAGTGGTCACCAGTACTCAACGAAGAAACAGCAGGTACGATTTCTGATCGTCACCGTCGCAATGTTACTGCTGCTGTTTTGGAGAACCAAGAGAAGGCAATGATCGCTGAAGGCGCACAGTCTGCTTTCCTTACTGAAACTCCAACCAACACCAATTCCGCTGTAACTGGTGGTCCAGGTCAAGCAAACTGGGATCCAGTACTGATCTCTCTCGTCCGTCGCGCAATGCCTAACCTGATGGCATACGACGTATGTGGTGTTCAGCCAATGTCTGGTCCTACTGGTCTCATCTTCGCGATGAAGTCTCGTTACAAGACCACTCGTGGTGGTGCTACTGCTAACGACGAAGCACTGTTCAACGAAGCAGTTGTGCCATTCTCTGGCGACTCTTCTGTAACTCAGTCTGGCGGTCCATCTGGTCTGTCTGGTGTAACTGACTCAAACGGCGACAGCACTATCAATGACGACCGTTCTGGTCCTACTCTTGGCGGTGGCATGACTACTGCTCAAGCAGAAGCACTGGGTGACGGAACTCACACTGACTTCGCTGAAATGGGTTTCACCATCGAGAAGTCAACTGTAACTGCTAAGAGCCGTGCGCTGAAGGCAGAATACACCATCGAACTCGCTCAAGACTTGAAAGCAATTCATGGTCTTGACGCTGAGTCTGAGTTGGCGAATATTCTGTCTACGGAAATCCTCGCGGAAATCAACCGTGAAGTAATCCGTACTATCAACAGCCAAGCAAAGACTGGTGCTAGCACTGCTAACACTGCTGTAAACGGTATCTTTGACCTGTCTACGGACGCTGATGGTCGTTGGTCTGTTGAGAAGTTCAAGGGTCTCCTTGTTCAACTCGATCGCGAAGCGAACACCATTGCTAAAGAAACTCGTCGCGGTAAGGGTAACGTTGCAATCGTCTCTTCTGACGTTGCTACTGCTCTTGTTGCTTCAGGTATGCTTGACTACGCTCCTGCTCTGAGCACTAACTTGCAGGTTGACGACACTGGTAACACTTTTGCTGGTGTACTGAACGGACGTATGCGCGTCTACATCGACCCATATGCGGTTGCTGACTATGTAACTGTTGGTTACAAGGGCACTAACCCATATGACGCAGGTGTATTCTACTGCCCATATGTACCACTGCAAATGGTTCGCGCTGTAGGCGAGAATGACTTCCAGCCACGTATCGGGTTCAAGACTCGTTATGGTATGGCGTCTAACCCATTCGTAGGCAACACGCCTGCTGATGGTCTTGCTGCTGCTAAGAGCAACCAGTACTACCGCATCTTCCGTGTAGACAACCTGATGGTTTCTGCATAAGATTAGGTAATACCCAAAAAACACATAAGAATAAATGGGTTTTTGAGGGCATCTCCGGATGCCCTTTTTTTTGCCTATTGTCTTTTGAGACTAAATAGAGTATAATATAGACCTTACACGGGAAACTATAATGAGCAGCAATCTAAC